AGCAGAGTATTGAAGTAGATCCTAGATCTAAAACAACTGCTGACCAAGCTTTTAACTATATTGCTACAGGAAAACCTGAAATGCCAGTTGGCGGTCAGAAAAGAATGTTAGCAGAGAAAAGAAGAAATTCTAAAGCGTACTAATCATGTGGTTATCGGCAATAAAATTAGCCGTTTCTGCAGGAAGTAAGATTTACGCTAACAAGCAGAAAACGAAGATGGCAATGTCAGACGCACAACTGATGCATGCTGAACGTATGGCCAAAGGTGAGGAAGCTTACCAGGGTAAACTGCTAGAGGCCCGACAATCAGACTGGAAGGACGAGGCAGTTTTGATAATTTTAAGTTTGCCCGTGTTGGTGCTCGCCTACGCAGTCATATCGGATGACCCAACTGCTATGGACAAGGTAAAATTATTCTTTGAGATGTTCTCGCAGCTCCCGTCATGGTTCACAAACCTCTGGATACTTGTCGTCGCGTCGATTTATGGTATAAAGGGTACACAAATTTTTAGGAACGGAGGAAAAAAATAATGGGTGTTTTTAGTTATGTTAAATTAGGTAAAAAAATTTTTGGTAAACAAAAAACTACCGGAAAAACTATTAATCCGTTTAAGGCTAACCCACAAACTAAAGAATCAAAACATAAAATAAAAATGGCTAAAATTCCTGGTAAAGTTCAAAGACAAGGTATGCCAATTATGAGAGATTTAGAAAAAACAGGAACAGCATTTAGACAAATTAATCAAAAATTAAAAGGACAAAAAGTTACAGAATCTGGATTTACAAAAGGAAAAGATTTACCAAGAACTAATAAAGCTAAAGGTGGAAGAATCGGTTACAAAATGGGAACTCCAAAAAAACAAACAAATGTTCAAAAGATTAAAAAAACTTTTGGTCCTAAAAGTTTAGGAATGCAAAGTGTTATTTATGGACTAGATAAAAATCCTAAAATAACAGCAGCAGATCCAAAAGCAAAATTTATAGCAGCTAACAAAAAGAAAAAGAAGGTATAATGGCTGGAAAAGGTTTATATGCAAATATACATGCTAAAAGAAAACGTGGTGGTAAGATGCGAAAAAAAGGTGCGAAGGGTGCACCCAAAGCATCTGACTTTAAACGAGCAAAACAAACAGCGAGATCATAATGACTAAACTATGTCCTAGAGGAAAAGCAGCAGCAAAAAGAAAATTTAAGGTATATCCGTCAGCATACGCGAACGCATATGCTAGTAAAATCTGTGCTGGTAAAATTAAAGATCCATCTGGTGTAAAGAGAAAAGATTTTAGAGGCAGTAAAGCTGAAGGTGGATTAATGGAAGCAACTGCAAGATTAAAAAAACAAGGTTTACGTGGTGGCGGAATATCACAACGAGGAATGGGTAGAGCTTTCATGAAGGGAGGACGAGTATAATGTCTACAAAACAAAAAGAAGGTTCTAAAGTAATATCTAAAAGAACGGCGAAACTAAAAGAAGACAAATTAATGAAAGATTTTGCTAAAGCTACAAAATCTATACATAGTAAAAAAGAAGGCATGCCTAAAGAAATTGCAATGATGCAATTTGAAGAAGCTACATCGCCAAAAAATGTAGGTAAGGGTTTGGATAAAAAATTTATAAAAGGAGATATGTCTAGCATTAAAAAAATAGCTGATGCTGCGGCAGATAAAAATCAATTAGCAAGCACTGAAAGAAAAATGTTTAGAGATTTACTTAAAGGTGGTGGAAGAGCGATGTATAAATCTGGAATGAGAGTTTGTAAGTTGGCCAAAAGAGGTAAAGGAAGAGCTTACGGAAAGAATTCGTAATGGCAAAAAACGGGCTTGATAAATGGTTTGCTCAGAAGTGGGTAGATATAGGAAGTAAAAAGAAAGATGG